TAAAGACAAATTGCAAATAACATCTGCATTGTCGCAACACATAGACCACATAAATAATTGATAATAATATACTAAAATGACAATTAGTATCTATAAATTTAAGAACACCGATGACATATATGCAGATATGTGTGGAAAATTCTACCGAACAAAAGATGACAGACCAATACCAACCTGTTACCACAATGGCCGGATAGCAGTACGCAATGGAACCAAACGATACGGCATAAAGAAACTAAGAAAGAACGCAGTAAAAGCAACCAGAGAAATAATAGATACACCATTCTAATGTATTTAATGAAAACCCGATCAGGCTCTTACCAGCCCTACGATACCTCCGATCATGAGGCTTCACAGAAGATACCGATAGGCTCTGTGGTTAAGGCTTCCAAGTCCCGTAACTACCTTCACCTTAAAAAAGCCTTTGCCCTTATTAAAATAGGCTTTGACTCACAGGACAAATACGAAAGCGAAGAAGTTTACAGAAAGGTACTCACAATCCGTTCCGGCTTCTTTGATGAGGTGGAGGGCAAAGACGGAAAGACCTACTATTTCCCTAAAAGTTTAGCGTTTGATAATATGAGCCAGGAAGAGTTCGACAAGGTTTACTCAGCTATTCTCGACACCATCGCCAAAGACACCCAGACAGGTAGCGATTTATTACGGTCCGAGGTTGAATCATTTTATTAGTATATTTGCTTCCGTGCTGAAAGCTGATCTAATCACAGAGGTACAAAAAGATGAGTATAAATCTATTTGCCGTAAACTCCACCCTAACCTCTGGAAAGACCTTTATCAAGAACTTATTGTCATTGTGCTGGAGAAAGACGAAGCCAGTATTGAACGTATTAAAAACAATAACGGAGCAAGGTTTTATCTTGTTGGCATTTTGCTTAACATGGTCCGTTCTGTTACCTCTCCTTTTTACAAAAAGTATCGCAACACTTTTGAACTCACCGATGAAGTATATGAGACGGATGACTACGATAAAGAGAAGAGCGATAAGGTTGAAAAACTTACAGAGATAATTGATAAGCAGTATTGGTTTGATAAGCACATTATCAAAACATACATGGAAGAGGGGAGCCTGAGAAAGACCGCAGCGAAAACTGGAATATCGGTAAGCATAGTAAGGGGTAGTATAGACAATGTAAAACAAACGATTAAGCAAAAGATGGAGAAAATAAATATCCTGCTAGTTACCAATAAACAAAACAGTGGGTTAAAATACCACCGCCAACTCGCCCCCCATGCCCGCCTACTTGACACCCACCCGGAGTTTAATTTCACTAAGATGGAGTTTGAGGGCGAAGACAAACAGATGGAGGCATCGGTAGATAAACTTACCGATGAATACCTAAAGACCTTTAAGATAGTTTATTACCTCAGACAGATTTCATTTCAACCTGGGAAGGTCAAGGCCACAATAGACAGGCTTCACAATCTAGGGTGCAAGGTGGTTTTGGATATTGATGATTACTGGAGGTTAAACGCCGGGCATTATATGTATAAGGCTTACAAGGCACAGAACGTAATAAATGAGACAGAAGAGGCGGTGAGGCTTGTGGACCACGTTATAACTACTACTGATTACTTTGCGGCAATTATTGAGAAGTTGAACCCTAATGTAACAGTACTTCCTAACTGCATCCACCCAGAAGACCAGCAATTTAAACCCCGAAACATACCTAATGAACGAATCCGCTTTGGCTGGATAGGTGGGGTATATCACAAGCCGGACATAGACGCTATCTCTGAAAACTTTTGCAGGCTTGTGAAGGATAGTGAGGTACGAGATAAGTACCAAGTTTGTTTAGGAGGTTACAATCTGGTTAAAAGCAGGGACGGAGTAACGATGCCTAACCCTGAGTACCACGCTATCGAAACAAACATGACATGTAATTATTACGAGTTTAAGAATTACGATACTACCTATGCTAGTTACCTTTTTGCCTTCACTCCTACAATGGAGCATATCAGTTACGATAAGAGTTATCGAAGACTATATTCAAAGGATGTGTTTACATACGGTGAACTTTACAACGAGATAGATGTAGCCTTAGTGCCATTAATCTCAAACGAGTTTAACCGATGTAAGAGCGAATTAAAACTTGTTGAAGCCGGAACGATGGGGAAGGCGGTAATCGTAAGCGACACCGAACCCTATACAAGTTGGATAAAGCACGGGGTGAACGGATTAAAGGTTAAGGAGAGCCGGAATAACATTGATTGGTATTTGAATATAAAGAAGTTAATCAAAGAGCCTAACCTGAGAAACGATTTAGCGGCAGGGTTAAAGGAAACGATTGAGGAATACTTTGATATGGACACCCACAATGAATGTAGGGCAGAACTTTATAAATCACTTATATGAAAATAGGCATAGGCGTAACCACTTACAACAGACCAAAGCATTTAGAACTTTGGAAGAAGCAAATATCTTCATTTGCACCTACTAATTTACCTGGCTATTACGTTGAAACATACATAGCCGATGACTCCCAAGACCGCAAGGGTATAGCCTACCGAAAGAACGAATGTCTGAGAGCGTTAAAAGATTGTGATTATGTCTTTCTCTTTGACGATGACTGCTTCCCGATTAAGGAGGGATGGGCTGAGTTCTTTATTAATGCCTGTAAAGCATCTGGAAACAACCAGCGGCATTTCATATATTTAAAAGAAACGCCAACTCTAAAAAAAACAGGAAGCAGTTGGTGTGGTGCGGGAGATTATACGATTATCCAATACAACAACTGCTCCGGCTGTATGGTGTTCTTTACCAAAGAGGTTATCGAAAAGGTAGGGGCGTATAACCCTAAGTACGGAATTTACGGCTTTGAACACGCTGGATATTCCAACCGCATCCACAAGGCAGGTTTTACTTCTTTAGGTGCGTACACCTGTCCAGCGGGGGCCGGGGAATATATTTATTCGATGGACCTAGACAATCATTTACCATTTAACAAATCTGTAAAGCACGAACCGAGTATGGCAAAAGAATTATTTAACGTGCCAACATACATCGCTTTAAATAAAGATATATATTTGCAGGACACAGAGATATACATACCCCTTTAATGAGTCGCATACTTTACAACTTCGCTTCCCGTTCCCGTAAGCAAAAGTTTTTCGCCTGTGTAGAAAACATTTACATCAACTCCCACAATAAAGACTTCACGATACTTGCCTCCCTTGACATTGACGATCCTATTATGAATACCCCTGACACTATTAAGAGTATGAAGCGTTACGACAAACTTTACCCAGTATGGGGGGCATCTAAAAACAAGATAGACGCAATCAATAGAAGTATGGTAGCGGCACCTGAATGGGATTTGCTTTTTAACATCTCCGATGACATGATGTTTATTCAATGCGGTTATGATGAGATAGTTGAGAATGATATTAAAGAACACTTTCCCGGAGGAGACTGCCTACTCCACTACCCCGACCAGCATCAGGGAAAGAACTGTATGACGATGAGCATAATGGATAAGAAGTATTATGACCGCTTCGGTTTTATTTACTATCCGGGTTATGAGTCCCTTTGGTGTGATGTAGACGCACAGGAGACAGGAAAGATGTTAGGCAGGTATAAATTTATAAACAAGCGAATCTTTAACCACTACCACCCATCATTCGGAGACACAGGTTATGATGCTCAGTACAGAAAAACAGAAGACATGGAAGTAAGGAACCGCGACCAAGACACGTTCAATGGAAGGCTAAACAGAAACTTTGATTTAAGTCTATGAAACTTTCTATTTTGATTCCCTCTCTAACTACCCGTTACGAATCCCGTACTGCTTTACTATTCTCCCTTTCCGCACAATACAATGGTAACGATGTAGAGGTGCTTACTGAAATAGACAGGGGAGAAATGAGTATAGGCCACAAAAGGAATTTACTTTTAGATAAAGCACAGGGAGAATACCTTTGCTTTGTTGATGATGATGATGAGATTAGTAACGATTATATTATAAAGGCTTTAACTGCCATTAAACTTAACCCAGACTGTTGCTCTTTGACAGGAGTAATAACCTGGAATGGAGAAGGTGACCAAACCTTTGAACACTCAATTAAGTACAATGAATGGAAAACAAACCTAACCGCTCCGATAGTTTATGAACGCTATCCAAACCACCTGAATATTATCCGCTCCTCAATAGCAAAACAATTCAGGTTCTTAGAAATTAATCACGGGGAGGATAAGGACTGGAGTACACAGATACACGAAAGCGGGTTATTGAAAACAGAGGCAGAGATACCGGGCGTTATTTACCACTATAAATATATGCGGAAATGAAAGCCATCGTATATAGCCTTTTCGGTTACGAACGGGAGCGGGTAGAGTCATGCTTTGACTTCAATTCATATTTAAGAGGGTTAATGATTAACCTTCGATTTAACAGACTCATATACCCGGAATGGCAAACCATCCTACAAACCGACCAAGTAACCTACGGAGCGTTTAAAGACCTATTAAATCCCCTTGAAAACAGCAACACCTTAATAGTTGAAAAGAATAAAGACGGAGCTAAATTATGTGAAGCAATGCTATGGAGACTTAAACCTGTTTATAGACATGAAATCACCCACCTATTATGTAGGGACTTAGATAGCATAGCAACGTATAGAGAACGGCAGGCGGTAGAGTATTGGGTGAACCAAAAAACAAAGGTCATGCACGCTATTACAGACTCTGTGAGCCACGATCTGCCCTTGCTTGGGGGTATGATAGGTATTCAACCTGGATACTTCAGAGACCGCACTGCAACCGATAGTTTTGAGGGGCTAATGGGAAAGTGCAAAATAGACTTATCGAACAAGGGCAGCGACCAGACATTTCTTAACAACTTTGTATATCCTTTATTTGGTGAACGAGGATTAGATTCCATTACCCAGCATTACTTTAACGGACACGGCAATACATTTTTAAGCGACTGGCATACATGTGTATGCGCCCCACCAATGGGCCATAAAGATAACTGCCCCAATAATTATCCAATAGACCTGCCGGAAGAATTAAAAGAAACAAACAATTTATGTGGACACATAGGTGCTTCAGGTCCATATATGCCTCCTACCGAAAAATTCATATTCAAACACAAAGATAGATTCTTAGACCTTATAGAAATAGAAAAGCAATATCCACAAATCTTTTACTGGAATGCCTGAAGAAATATTTATACACCCATGCTTTAGCATAACCGAAGATGTACACGGGTTAGAGGACAGCACAGACGTTGCCACCACTATCGTATTTGAAACCGAAAGGGACACGTTTACATTTGATTTCGCCTATGGTAACTTAATAGCATTTGTAAGGCAAAAACATTCAAAATGAATAGAATAGTAGTAGTAAGCAGCAATAACAATCCTGACTACCTGTACTTTGCAAAGTGGCAAGAGAGGGCATGGAACAGATTGGGATGGCAACTTTGTGTAATGATAACGCATGACGTTGACCCGTTACATTTAGACCTGGGCGCAGATAGTATAATAGTACAACTCCCAGCAATAGGGGGATTGAAAACTGGGACAATAGCACAGGCCGGACGTTTATATGCTGCTAATTACCTACCTGAAGATGCTTTGATTATGACTTGTGACATTGACCTAATACCTCTTTCAGATTACTGGCATCCAGAACTATTTGATGTAACGGTGTATGGGCATGATCTAACATGGCACTCATTTTTTCCGATGGGTTATTGTGCTATGAGTGGTAAGAACTGGAAGAAGTATATGGAACTAACAGGGCTTACTTACGATGATATGGTTAGGGACTCAAAGAGTGGTAAGTCTAATTATAATCCATACTCCGATGTTTGGGAGCAGTATTGGGATTACGATTGGAGTTTACTAACTAACAAATTGATGCCGTATAAATCCATTATTAAATTCATAGACAGAGGGCAGATAGACATTGCTGGGGCTACACTAGCGAAGGGTAGAATAGACAGGCATAACATTGAGGCTACACAGAACCAGCCCGGACTATTCATTGATATGCACTACCACAATACAAGCCTAAGAAACGACAGAAGGGATATAGTATTTGAGGAAATCTTTAATAAGTTTTATCCATGAATAGCACCTGTATTTGTAGCGTTGCTTTTAGGGAACCATACACCACCCATAGTGAACGGCAATTAGGTAGGTTAATGATGGACGTTGGCGATGCGGTAGATTATAGTTACCATCATAATAGACTTCCCTACAAGGGCGGGATGCACAAAGAAAATATAGTAACGGAGTTTCAAAAGTCTTTATATGGGTTTAAGCCACACACAATAGATAAAGCATATCAATATGGATTTAAGAAGGCTATATGGCTCGATCCATCCGTCCTTCCCACAGTTTCCATACAAGTATTAATAGATGCCTTAGACGAACACCCCCTAATAATCCGCAGCGGAGAAGAACCCCTCGCAAAGATGTGCAACAAGAAAGCAAAAGATTGGTTTGGGGTTACGAACGAGGACATTAAGAATGAGAAGACCTGTGCCGGAACTATCTACGGCTTTAACTTCGCCCATCCTAAAGCGGTGGAGGTGTTTGAGTTATGGAAGAGATCGGAGGAGGAGGGGATATTCGGAACGCAGGATGACTTTATGGCCGGACATTGGGCAGATGAAGCCTGTATGGGATTGGCTTTATACAAGTGTGGTGCTGAGAGATATTACCCAACGGAGTTCAAGTATTTAAACCAAAAGGAACTTTGAAACCCCTATACGAAGACCAGATCCACAACGGCCCCTTCATTGAGGCTTGTACCCATATATGGTCCGATGACGTAAGCCGTTCTCAGAAATCAGGGGTGTGGGATTACTACCAGGCCATATCAAAAGAGTTCAACAAGCCCCTAGTAGACCATACAAACATTCCGCAAAAAGCGGTAGTATTTGTGGGTATGTGTCATATCTTAGAGTCTGTATTCCAATCACTTAACCCAAGCGGTGATTATATTTTTATTCACCGCACGAATGACCGCCCATACACGGAGCAGATGAACGACTGCAAACCTAAATCAGTTAAGCACGTTTACACGGTGGACTGCCGGGGAAAGTTCACGGGCGTATCAGCCATCCCATTCGGCAACGCTTCAATAAACGGAGAGGATAACTTAGTGAAGCAAGTAGCCAGAACGCAATACTTTGAGATGCTACCAAAGACTAAACTATTTGTATGCTTCAATACCAACCCCGACACGCCACACAGGATAGAAGCCATAAAGGTGTTGAGGGATAAACCGTTTGCTTTCGTTTATGAATTAGAATATCCTCACAAGCAAATGGATGGAGAAACATTCTATAAAAATGTTAAGCACCACAAGTACACAATGGCTTTAGCCGGATGCGGTGCGGATGCCTCACGCCAATGGGCGGCTATTCAGTTAGGGTCTATTCCTATCGTTACGGACTGCCCGGAGATGCGACATTTTTCTGATTTACCTTTAATATTTTGTCCAAAGAATATGCGCGACATAACCGAAGAATGGTTAAGTTTGCAGAGTGTTGAGGGGAAGAGTACGGATAGGATGAGGGCCTCGTATTGGATAAATCACATCAACAATAAAAAACAAGAACATGGCATCTGAATTAACCCCATCGGTTATAATTACTCTAGATGAGTATAATAATTTATTGAAATTTAAAGAAGCCTGTCAAAAAAAAGAAAACTATAATACCATATTTTAATAACATTATTATCATGTCCGATAGCGAAGCCGTAATAGAATTGGCTAAAAGATATAGTGAGCAATATCATGAATTATGTATTAAATCAAATGAATTGTTTGAGTTAAAAAATAAATACGAAAAAAAGAAATTAATATGGTAACTATTGGCGGTCACACCTTTGATGAAACACTTTTAACCGATGGGGTTATCATTGATGTGGGGTGTAGGGGGTTTGAGTTTGCTAACTATTTTGTATCAAATCCAGAACTAAGCCAGAAGATTTTTTGCATTGACCCGGACGAAAAGGTATTTGAAAGAACTGGTAATTTATTCTTTGATGCAAATTTACTACACTACTATTGTATGAACGTAGCCATATCCGACAAAGCCGGGGAAACAACCTATTATCCAAACGGAGAGGCTACGATGATACGCCAGTTTGACCCTGATCCCACTTATCCACACATAGACGAAAAGTATTCCAAGACCTGTAAAGTAATAACAATGGAAGACCTTTACAAGATAACAGGGGAGAACGTAGACATACTGAAGTTGGACTGCGAGGGTGGTGAGTATGCAATCCTTGGGCCAACCTTTAGACCAGTACCGAAGCAGATCACCGTTGAAATGCACAGACATTGTGTACCAATATTACACGATAAAGAATACCCTAAAATTGTAGAAAGGCTAAGTAAGGATTATGTAGTTGCAAACGACCCCGCATACGAAAGAAGACACGGATGTCCAGAGAATTGGTGGGATGTATTATGGATTCGTAAAGACATATTTAATGGTCATAGGTAGAGGGGACATAGGCAAGGCAATCGAAGACCGTGAAGGCTTCTTATTCTACGCCAATGGGATAAGTAACCGATACACCATTACCGGCCTCGCAAAAGACAAAGAGGAAGAAGAGATACTAACCCACGCACGAACACTGAAGATGTTTGTTTACATCAGCACTCTATCAATTTACTATTCCGACTCAGCCTACACACAGCACAAGTTAAGAATGGAGAAGTTAATAAAAACAAACTTTAGGCACTATTGCATACTTAGGATAGGTAACATTACTTGGGGATCCAACCCTAATACACTTGTGAATCATTTGAAGAAGGACAAATCAAACATACAAGACACCTTCCGCTATCTAATAAACAAGGGAGAATTTCAGCATTGGTGCAATATGATTCCAAGAGAAGACCAGCACATTATGAATGTAACAGGTAAGCAGTTAAAAGTAAAAGACATAGTGAAATTAATTGAACACGAAGCAATATGAAATCTAAATTCACCCCCACCAACAATGACCTATCCTACTATCCTCTTCTGTACAAAGCCCTGGAAGCAACGAAAGGCGAAGTTATTGAGATGGGTACTGGGCATGGGTCCACTCCGCTACTCCACGAATACTGCACCAAAGCGAAGAGGGTACTCCACAGTTACGAAACGGAGAAAACATGGCTAGACAAATTCATAAACACCGCTAATGAATATCACACTTTTACACTACTTGACCGAAGGGCTTGGGATGCTTGTTCTAATATCCACCACAGCCCTTCTGTTGTTTTCATTGACCACGCTCCTGGGGAGAGACGTAAAGAAGATATACTCAAGTTTAAAGACTCGGCTGAGATTATAGTAATCCACGACACCGAACCAACAGGAGCCGGAGACTACCAAGTAAGACAGCACTTCCCTAAGTTCAAATACTGCGTAGAGGTTCTAAGCAACTGGCACGACCCTAAAGAAGCCGGAGCATGGGCCACAGCACTAAGCAATACTATTGACATTACTAAATGGGTAGGTGAGAAATTCGGAGATTATAAGATATGGGAACATCAGAAGTAACCACCATAATCGCAATCGCATGGCTCTGTAACCTTTGGGTATCCTTCTACGTCTCAAGGTGTATCAAAAAGAAACTCCCCATCCGTAAACCTTTCGGGTGTGAGCGTTGTTTAGGTTTCTGGATAGCCCTTATTTATTTCTCAATCCGTATGCAACCTATTGAAACTATTATTATCTTTGCCTGTTTCACATCCCTGACCGCTGTAATACTTAGGGGGGTAGTAAATAGATTGAATGATTAACGCAGACGAATACGCAAAACTCCTGCCACATAGAGAAAAACTAATGGCTGGAAACGCTGGTAAGCCTTTGTTAATCATTCTAAATGAGATACTTGTAAGACTCAACTACGGCCCCATCTGTTTCGACTGCTCAGGGTCAATAGCAAGGGCAGTACAGGACGGGCAAGGGTTGATAACGGAATATGAGAAAAGCGTAAAAATCGGTTAAAAACAGAGAAACAACAGAGGTGGCTAAAGAAGATAATCTAATCCCATTTAAACCTGGCGAAAGCGGAAACCCATTAGGCAGGCCCCGTAAGTACATCAGCACTCTAAAGGCTCAAGGCTACACAAAGAGCGAGGCTACCGACTGCATACAGGTTCTCATCTCAATGGATGAGGCACAACTCAAGGAGGTGGCAGAGACAGATGGGCATACCATTTTAGAACAGATTGTAGCCGCTGCCCTACTTGAAAGCAAACGCAAGAAGACGCTGTACAATATCGAAACCCTACTTACAAGGCTATACGGCCAGCCGAAGCAGGAGATAGAGCAACAGGTAAACATAACCGCTTTCAATGTAAAGTTCAACGAGGAAAAGAAAATAGATGACGGAAATAACATTTAATAAATCTGATTTCAATGACTGTTATCTTAGCCACCTTGACAATCCCTCCAGGTTTCTGGTGTTCTACGGTGGTGCAGGATCAGGCAAGTCCGTATTCATTGCCCAAAGATATGTCTACCGATGCCTCAGTGAGCCATACTTTCGCCTCGTCTACTGCCGGAAAGTAGCCAACACAATACGAAACTCCCAGTTTCAACTATTCAAGGACTTAATTACAAGGTCAGGGCTTGACCAGTTCTTCCACATCAAAGAGGGGAACATGGAGATAGAATGCTCCAACGGAAATAAACTGATAGCCTTCGGACTTGACAATAGGGAGAAGATTAAATCCATCCAAGAACCTACCGACATCTGGGCAGAGGAAATGAACGAATTTGACGAAGAGGACATAAGCCAACTCCTGCTTCGCTTACGTACCAAGAAGGCCAAATACAATCAACTTGTCGGGTCCTTCAACCCCATCAGTACTGAACATTGGATATATGACGCTTTAATCGTTTCTAAGCGGTTTAACTGCGAAATGGTAAAGAGTACCTACAAAGACAATAAGTTCCTTCCTGACACATATAAAGCATACCTAGAGAGCCTTAAAGACACTAATGAGAACTTCTATAAGGTTTATTGCTTAGGTGAGTGGGGAGGAGCAATAAAGGGGCTGATATACACTAAGTGGCAACTATGCGACCACGTACCTCAATTCGCCACCTACATATACGGCCTCGACTTCGGGTTCAATGACCCGGCTGCCCTTGTGAAGATAGGGGTGGTAGACAAGCGGTTTGTTTATGTCCAGCAACTTATATTCAAGACGGGTCTCACCAACACAGACCTCATCAAAGAAATGCAGAAATTCAACATAGGCAAGGATCCAATATACGCGGATAGTGCCAGACCTGAAGCCATTGAAGAGATATACCGGGCAGGGTTCAACATAAAGAAAGCCGACAAGGGTAAGGATTCGGTACAGAACGGTATTGACTTTGTATGTAGCCTCAACCTCAACATAATGAACGACTCCCCCGACCTCATCAAAGAGATTAACAACTACCGATGGATGGAGGATAAGAACGGCAAAATGATAGAGGGTAAGCCAGTGGACTTCATGGACCATTTGCTTGACGCGATGCGTTACGCCCTGCATACCCACATAAGCAGACCGCAGGGAGCGTTCCGTATATCCGCGATATAGTAAACACACTTCCCCCATTTTTATATTTGAGGGTATGGGATTAACCGTACCGAAGGGCTGGCAAGAAGTCAGCATAGAACAGTTCCTCAAATACACCACCATCTGCACCCGCAAATGGGAGGACCCTATTGATTTAGAGATTAACGTATTAGCCACCTTCACAGGCAAGGACCCTAAAGAGATTGAGAAACTGAAGACTAAGCAGTTGATGGCCTACATCAAAGAGATGTCATTTCTAAAGTCCTTACCTAAAGAGAATGTCCACTCCCACTTCAAATGCAATGGTAATACCTACCGGGCTACCCTGATATTCGACGACATGACCGCAGCGCAGTTCTGCAACTTCTCCGACATACTTAAAGGGGTTAAGAAGGAAGACTATATCTATCAGATGCACAACCTACTAGCCGCTATGTGTGTTAAGGGCGAAGGATGGCTATTCACAAAATATGAGTATAAGGGTTACGTGGCAGCATCGGACGAGTTCTATAAACATTTGCCTATATCTATCGCCTACCCTTATTATTTTTTTTTTTGCAGAGTTATAGACAAGGCGTTGCTAGATACCCAAAGTTATTTAAACAAGGAGATGGAGAAACTGAAGAGATCAAACCAAAGAGCAAAATGGGGTTTGCGGAATATTGGGGCTGGTATCTGGTCTACGATTCGCTCAGCAACAACGACCCGATCAGGTGGGAAGAAATAGATAAATGGAATGTGATTAGTTTTCTCAATACGATAGCCTTTTACAAAGACAAACAGACAGAACAGGAAAACCAAAGGATATTACATGGCGGTAGGTAAGACATACAATCTCGGTAACGCAATGGCAAAGTGGGGGCAGACCATTGTAGACCATTTACGTAAGGAGGTGAAGAGAGATGACACAAACGCTTCAGGCAGGTTGATAGCATCTATACGCCCTCAGATAAAGATATTCGGTTCTAAGTTCACAATGGAGATACACATGGAAGACTATTGGAAGAGCGTAGACTCAGGGACTAGACCAGGTACTAAGCCGGACGTAAATAAGATACTAAGGTGGATGCAGAATAAAAAGATATTCCCCAAGCCAACCAAAGGAGGGCTCACCAAACCACGCAGTGCAAAGAACAGAAAAGTATTTAAAGATAGAAGGTTGGCTTTAGCAGAACGCATCGCCAACGCCATCTACCGCAAGGGAACTATTAAACGCTTCGGGTATAAGGGGTCAGGGTTCGTATCTGAATACACCTCCACCCTTGCTGAACGTATGCGGGAAAGCATCAGAGAGGCAACAGGCAAGGATATTAAAATACAAGTAATAAACGCACTCAAGTAATGGCAATAACTATACGCCAACAAGCGGCCTCCGGGGTTATATCAGGGTTCAACGATATTATATTTGTCGTTTCATCTACAAATACAGCACAGGCGAACTTTCAGTATGTATGTGACGTTTACCTAACCGATGACACAGGGGCGTTAACCCATGCTGGAATTTCCTATTTACGAACCAAGACTCCCGTTGATCCCATCTACTCATCCGGGGTGTTTAACATATCTGATAAGGTTAGAAACTTTATGACCTACGATAACGGAACCGATGCCTATGGGGTACAGAAAAGCCCTAACTCAGTAGTACAGGTTATATGTAAGTTCGGTGAAGAGTACGGCCCATCTTCAGCAGTAGTAGTAACGGCTGACCTCGCCACATCAAATACCTTTATCGCTATCAATAGTTCACTCTCTGACCTTGAATATAACAACACGCAGATAGAGTCCACCTTTGGATTAACGACAGGCACAAGCACTACAAAGCGGGCGTTAACCAATAGGCCCAACCTCGGTAAGATACGCAGCGGAGAGGATGCTTGGTTAAGTTACACCCCCTCCTCAACTAACTCTATGTATAACTTCGTAGTAGAGACAGACACTGGAAGCCTGCTTACTTCATACTACATTACTAATCCATATACTACCGTCACTACAAGTATAGGTCGTAGAGTGCAACGGGTTCCATCTGGCATACGGAATTTAGGATACCTAAACTCTTCACATATTCTTACCGGGCAGAGTTCTATAAACTTTACAGATGTAATACAATACAACATTTGGATGGTGAACGCCTCCAGTGGGCAGACATCGGAAACACAAAGTTATACCATTGATACTTCATGCACCGATCACACCGTGTATCGTTTACACTTCCTCAACAAGTGGGGCGGGTTTGATTCTTTCTCATTCATCAAAGCACATACCGAAAGAACAGAGGTAAGCCGGGAGAAGTTCAAACGAAACAAGATTACCAGGATAGGAGGGGGAAGGTACGGATTCAACAACTACGACCTTTCGGATGTTCAATACAACACCAAACACAAGGACACTATAAAGGTTATCTCAGACTGGATAAGTGAAGCCGACAGCCTATGGCTTGAGGAACTTTGCACTTCACCCGTTATCTTCCACGACCATCCTACCTACGGGCGTGTACCTGTGAATATCACAGATACAAGTTATGATAGAAAGTTATGGGTGACTGACAAACTGTTTAACCTGGAACTATCATTCCAATACTCAGACGATAAATACCGCCAATCACTTTGAGGTGTAAGATAATCATACCAAGTTCGGGAGTAGTAGAGTTAATGGATGACGTTGATATTGCTTTGACCTTTCAGATATCGGATATTAAAGACCCACAGAAAAGACACGCTGACTTCTCAAAGACAATCACTGTACCTGGTTCTCACAATAACAACAAGATGTTTCAGCACATCTTTGACGTTGGTATTGACCGACTATACAACCCTAATAAAAAAGCAAACTGTGTGCTTATGGCTGACAGTACGGCTATTATGAAAGGGTATATGAGGTTAAAGAATATCATAACGGTAGACAAAAAGATAAGTTATGAAATAGAGATTACAGGCAGACTAGCAGACCTATTCACTATTTTAGGAGATAGTAAACTTAGGGACTTAACATGGTCCGACCTTGACCACACCTATTCGCGTGCCAATCAAATAGCCTCATGGAGTGGAACAATAGGTAGTAATTATTTATACCCTTTTATTGATTACGGATTCACGCTCAATGAGATAGACTACGAGGTTAATCACTTCTTTCCTGCTGTTTACTTTAAAGAGATATGGGATAGGATAATGATGTGGGCGGGGTTTCAGATTTCAAGCCCTAATAATTTCTTTACCTCATCTCCGTTTAAGAATTTAATCCTGCCTTTTAATTCGGATAAGTTAAGGCTTACCACCGCACAGATAGACGCAAGGCGGTTCCAGGCTTCCCGTACCTCCGCTGCTTTTTACCCACAATCTCTAGGGGGAGGGTATCAGTACACAGATATTGTATTTAACAACGATTCGACATTACCAAACATTGATAGTGGCGGTGTTTATAATACAGCGACAGGGATATGGACTTGTGGCACAAGTGGTTTTTATACCGTCACATCTAATATTAATTGCCGGACACGGGCAACGATAAGCGCAGCAGCAGGTGGGTATATTAGTATGGACACCATCTTTAGGATGATTGACATAACTAACACAATACCTACCGTTAATCAGTATTCGCAGTTACAGTTAATGCCAATCAACACAACAGCGACAGGCACAACATATTACCCGTACACTATTACGTTTAATATGAGTACTAATGCCAACGCTGTATATGTACCAGCAGGCACACAGGTGAAGGTACAGGCTATGATGCAATGCGCCCAAGTAGGCACGGCAACGGTTACTAATTTCGGTGTTGAGATTGATCCTGGTTCTGTGTTCTTTACTAAGGTAGACCCGGAGATTAAAGAGGGTGACACGGTAGTAATGGAGAACGCTTTGCCGGATATGAAGATGGCGGATTTTGTTAATGGGGTCATCAAGGCTTTTAACATATATACAGAGTATGATAAAGATGTTCCGAATAAACTTATCATGGAGCCTCGGAATACTTTTTACCAATCCACGACACAGGACTGGACGCAGAAAAGAGATTTAAGCAGGGAGTTGGAGATAGTGCCTATGGGTGCTTTACAGGCCCGTTACTATAACTTCACATACAAAGAAGACAAAGACTATTATAATGCTAAGTACCTCAATGAGAACGGAGAGGTGTATGGGCGGATGAAGGTAACAGTAGATAACGACTTTCTTAAAAACACATACAATGAAGAGTTACCATTCTCACCCTCCCCTATTGACTCATCAAGCGCAAAGGCGTTGAATGTTCCAATCGTAAGCAATAGTGACAGGTATTTCCCGAAGATTATAAGTGTAGACGATAAGGGGAAGGTAACGCCAAAGGTCAGTAATCCGAGGATGCTTTACTATGGTGGACTGAAACAATGTAAACCCTGGAACTACAAAAGCCTTGCGTTGTTAAGCACAAGCGGAGTAACTCACTATCCTTTTGTGGGCCACATGGATGATCCCATAACACCTACACTAGACTTGAATTTCGGCCTTACTAAAGAGGTGTATTATGAGCCAGCGTTTAACGCAACGATAAGCGATAATAATTTATTTAATGTTTATTGGAAGCAAGAGATAGAAGAGATAACGAATAAGAATAGTTCGATAGTTGCGGGGTGGTTTCATCTTACCGCCAAAGATATAGCGATGCTGAACTTCCGGCACGTTTATAGGTTTGACTTTCAGAACTTTCGACTTAATAAAGTTTACGATTACAACCCGTTAAAGGACGGCCCAACTAAGTGCGAATTTATAAAGATTAAAGATGGAGTTCCGTTTGTGTACAATACAACAGGGATACTAGGCTCTGTTAATAATTTACTTGCAGGGGCCGGATTGCCAGTACCAAAGCCAAAGAAAAATACAGGCTATAATCCAGTAGGAGGCGGTGTTCCTATTGGAAATATCATATCTGGGCGTTTCAACTCAGTACCCATAAGTGCTACTGGGATAATTATCACAGGTGACAATAACACGGTGGGGGATAACGCTAGAAATGTTACTATCTTAAATTCAAGCGGGTGTGTTGTGCCGGGGAACGTAAGTGAGGTATTTATCTTGAACAGTAGTGGAGTGACAGTTAATACCAACAACACGAGTGTAATAAATAACATCGTACAGTATTCCCAAAGTACAGGGGCTATGAGTGGGGAGTATACGCCCATAGTAGGAGCCACATCAAATGTAACGACAGCGGAGGTACAGAACGCATTGTGGTCAAGGGTTGGAAATATAGTAACCGTATCGGGGCATATAGGAATAGACCCAATAGCCCCTGCAACACTTACTCAAATAAATTTAAGTTTACCGATAGTGTCTAACCTTGTTAATTTTTCTCTGGCCGGAACCATGACATCGGGTACTGCGGCTGGAATGGGCGGTTATATTTTGGCTGACGGAACACAATCATTGATGAGGTTTATATCCTCTGACATATCACAGCAGGGGTGGTGTTACACATATCAATATAAGATAATCTAATGGCATTAAAGTATTTTGTAACAGAGGCAGGGAGTTATGTGGTTTACGGATTAAGTTCCGACAGTAAGCCTACGTCCCCGCCTGCGGATAGTTTGTTTATCGAGATAGACACCGCGAAGAGATATAGGGTAGTGGCGAACGCATGGGTGGAGGCTATCAACAACGCCTATATGCTTAGTGGTGGAGGTGGAAGTGGGGATATGTTAAAGGCAGAAAACTTATCCGGCCTTGCTAACTATTCAACAGCACGAAGCAATTTAGGATTGGGCAATGTAGAGAATACAACCGATGTAAATAAGCCAGTAAGTACGGCAACGCAAACAGCATTAAACAATAAGGCCCCATTAGCATCTCCTGTTTTAGTAACACCAAACATAGGGACGGCAACTGGTACATCGTTAACTGTATCAGGTGCTTTACTTTCAACAGGAGGGGGGAATGGATATGGGACAGGTGCAGGTGGAACCGTGACACAATTAACAAGCCGTACAACAACGGTAGTGCTTAACAAACTTTGCGGTAATATAACCATGTTTAGTGCAGCACAGGCCGCAAACGCAATAGTAACCTTCACTCTTACAAATTCATTTATAGCAGCAACTGATTTTCTTTTGGTTCAGCATATAAGTGCGACAAATGGAGGCGCATGGGTATTCTCCTGTGTCTGCGGTTCTGGGTCAGCGACTATAAGTTTATCTAATAGCACAAACGCCTCAATCACTTCAGCAACACCACTAAGGTTCACAATCATTAAAGGCGTAACAGCATAACAATGGCAACAGATATTCCTTTTAAAATAACGGTAGACACTGATATTGCTGACCTCTCAGTAGGTGAGTTAAAGCAGGCGTTTAAAGACCTTACAACAGAGATAAACAGCACACAGGTAGGAACCGAGAAGTATAAGCAGACCCTCACAAAGTTAGGTGATGTTAAGGGTGCGCTTATGGATGTGAAGCAGCAGATAATCGCTTTAGACCCAGAGAAACGCTTTCGGGCTATTGCTCAGATCGGTTCGTCTATTGCTTCCGGCTTCGCTGCTGCACAGGGGGCGGTTGCTTTGTTTGGCGGGGAATCGGAAGACCTAACAAAATTACTTGTAAGGGTACAGGCCGCCACCGCTTTAGCGTCTGGCTTACAGGGTTTGGCCGGGTTTAGTAAGGCATTACAGACTGCTGGACTGGTTATGAAAGCCTTTGCCCTTAGCAATCCATTTACAGCAATATTAGTAGGGATAGTAGCGGTTACTGCGGCAATTTATGCTATGGTATCTGCTATGGATGAAAGCGAAGCACATTTAGAAGAATTAGCCAAAGATGCAGAAAGATTTGAGAAGATAGGCACACAAACAGAAAAGTATTGGGAAAGGAGATTAAAATTATTAAAAGCACAAGGGGCTAGTATTGAAGAGATTGCATCTAGGTCAAGATTAATGTATAAGCAGCAGATTGAAGACATAGATAACTCTATTAAAACTCAACAGGCTTTAGTTGACGCTAATGCTGAAGGTTCTTTAGAAAAACTATTTGAATTACAAGATAAGAAAAAAGAAATACTATTAGAGCAACAGATTAATGAATTAAGAATAATTGACGAAACAGCAGACCGAGAGAGCAAAAGGTGGGACGAAAAAGAAGAGCGAAACGATAAAAGAATAGAAAAGGAGAAAAAACAAGCAGCGGAAAGAGCCAAAAGAATAGAGGCTGAATTAGTAGCGGAAAGCGAATCTAATGAAAGATGGGCGAAATTAGGTAAGGCAGCGGCTGATAAAAGAGAAGAGCAACAGAAAAATCTTGACACTACAATAGCCGCGAATAGAGACGAGGCATGGGAAAAAGAAATAGCAAAACTTAAGCAGGAAGCCGAAGATGAGAAAAAACTAGAGAAGGCACAGATGGATTTTAAGTTAATGATTCAAAACGAATCATTTAAAACCATTGGTGAACTTGCTTTAGCCTTTGCCGGAAAGAGTGAAGCATCACAGCGTAGGGCCTTTGCTATTAACAAAGCGGCAGGTATAGCACAAACAACGGTAGACACGTTTGTTGCTGCACAGGGGGCGTACAAGTCTCAGATGGTAGTACCTAGTCCAGATGCACCAGTAAGGGCGGCTATTGCAGCAGGATTTGCTGTTGCCCAGGGACTTGCCAGAGTAGCGGTTATAGCCAAGACTCAATTCGGTGCTTCTGCTTCAGGCGGTGGGGCTGGTTCAGTAAATGCCCCTAATCTTCAATCGCCTCAATCACAACAGGCAACTGCTACATTCTACGACACCCAAGTAAAGCAGAACGCACAGGGAGGGTTTGGTGGATTCGGTCAACCTGTTAAAGCATACGTAGTAGAACACGAAATAACATCTGCACAGAAAACGATAAAAAGTATTGAGGAAAGAACCACATTCTAATGAAAATAAAACAATTAAAAAACCAATACCATGAAACTACCAGTATTTAAAATGATGATTAACAAAGAGGACACGTCCGCACAGGCGGTGGATTACGTTGCCCTTGTAGATCAACCAGCAATAGAAACTAACTGGATGGCTTTTGATAAGCAATATAAATTCAGTGCAGACAATGACAGGCGGTTGATAATGGGGCCGCTTATGATTGCAGATATGCCAATAGTTCGGCACGGAGTTATCCCTTTCACTCAGGAGGTTGGCGATTACTACGTTCTTTTTGATAAGGCAACGGTTTACGATATTGCAGAAAAGTTCTTTCGTAATGGCAACACATCGAATTTTAATATGATGCACGATAGCAACAAACGTACCGAGGGGGTGTATATGATTGAGTCCTTTATTGTGGATTCAAGCCGGGGAGTGTCAGCACCGAAAGCCTTTGAGGGTATAAGCGAAGGTTCCTGGATTGCTACAATCAAAGTAGATAATGATGAGATATGGAACGACTTTATTAAGACAGGAAAGGTTAAAGGCTTTAGTGTAGAGGGAATATTCAGCCCCCAGTACGAAAACACGGAAGACGAAAGGATATTACAAACCATTGCCGACATGGTGAAACCTTAAAATCTTTTTAATTCTTCGCTTTAGCGAAAAGGCGAATATAAATATTTCATCATATAAACACTATCTAAATGGAAAAAGAAACTATTAAAGAGAATCTAGGACTTCTGCCGGAAATCAAGACGGCTATCGCTGAATTGAAAGCCTTGTTTTCAACCGATAAGAAAGAAGAAGTGAAGCCCGAAGTTGCTCCAGAAGTAAAGCCGGAGCCAGTAGTTGAGGCTAAAGTGGAGTTTAACCACGAAGAGTTTACAAAGAATTTCAATGACTATAAGACCTCCAATGAAGCAAAGTTAGCATCGTATGATGAGAAAATTGTAGCGTTTGAGGCACAACTCAAAGCAGCAAACGAAACTATCACTAAACAAGCCGACATCCTGGCACAAACTTTCGCTCTGGTAGAGAAACTTGCTGAAGCACCCGTAGCACTGAGCAAACAGGTAGCAAAGGAAGGTGTAAGGAAAGACGCAAGGGTTGCCGACTATGAGGCTGAGATGGCAGAATGGAGAAACAAATACATGACAAAAGCATAATCAACTAAAAACAATAAAACAAAATGGCTTTAGATTTATCAGGACTTACCGCATACATTGAGGAAAACAGAGAAGACCTCATGTCAAAAGCGATCCTCGGATCGACTTTCCTTAACCACGTTACTATCATAGACGGAGTAAAATCCTCTGTGAAAGTTGCTAACCTTGAATCTACCGTGCCCTTTCAGGCCGGAGCAGGTTGTAACGCTGTAACATCTTCTGGTACAACTTCACTCACTCAAGTATCGCTGGCTACTAGCCCGGTTGAGTTCACTGAAAAAATCTGTCTGCAAACTTTTGAGGATTACTTCACACAGAAGTATCTCCCTAAAGGTGCAAAGCCTGATTCAGTTGCTATCTGGCAGGACATCGTTAATCGTAAGATTGCGCGTGTGGCCCTTCAGGTTGAGCAAATGGCCTTTCAGGGAAAGACCACATACACAAACAGCACAGTACTTAAGCAAATCAATGGATTTGTTTACAATATTGATAACGCAGCAGATGAGGTTATCACTTCAGGCGGTGGAGCAGGAACTGCTTTGACCACTTCCACAATCAAGGGAGTTATTCACCAAATGATATACCAAGACTGCCCCAATGCGGTTGTAGGTAAATCTCCTGTTCTTTTGATGGGTATGGAGAATTTCCGTATCTATCTTCAGAAACTTGCAGAAGACAATGCGTTTAACTACTTCCCAAGCCCCGGAGATATTCAGGCTAACAGAGTACTTATCCCAGGAACAAATATCTACGCTTACGGAATCGCTGGTTTGAACAACGATACCCCGGTAGATACTGGAGCATTACCTACGGTTGTTAAAAATCGTATGATTTTTACCTACAAAGAGAACCTTCTGTTTGGTATCGACTCAGCATCTGACTTCTCAAGCCTCGACACTTGGTATGAGAAGAAAGACCGTGCAGTATATATCTATGGACGTTTCCGTGCAGGTACAGCAGTACGCTTCACTGACCACGTAGTAACTTACTAACATAAATTAGGGAGGGGATTCGTTCCCCTCTCTTTTTAATACCTATACAAAATGGCATGTGCATTAACAGGAAGTCAGGCTTTAGATTGTAAAGACTCTACGGGCGGGATACGCGAGATAAAGGTTAAGGTTCACACAGGATCAACTTTTACAGGTCACGTTACCTACTCTTCTGGAATTATTTCGGCTATTGCAGCAGGCTCACAAAGTGGTTGGTACACCTACGGCCTTGAAACAGAAACCGCATCAGCGAATAACAACGGTCAGTATAACCCACAAAACGGCACTACTTGGTATCAGCAAGAGGTAAAGGTAATTATGAACAAACTATCTGCTAGGCTCAATTATGAGTTTGACCAGATGGCTAAGTCAAAGGTTATCGTAGCCTTCAGGGATATGAACGATGTTTACTGGGTATTCGGGTATGAGTTCGGTTGTGATGTTACAGCAATGACAGCCGGAACAGGTACTGCAAGGGGTGATCGTAATGGGTACGAGGCTACTTTGACAGGTAAGGAGAAAATATCTGCACCCACTATTTCCTCAGCAATATACGCCACTTTGGTATCGTAATAAGTGGTAAAAGATAAGAAAGGCCCAGACTCTAATAGGTTTGGGTTTTTTTTTAGGTATTCGCACAAAAGGACGAAATAAATATATAGGTGTATGGAGTTGATAACAAGGGGGACGAATAACACGGTTATCCTAACCCTTACAGAGAAGGTGACGGTTACGGGTCCCTACTTCCTGGTTAAAGCAACAAGCCGGAGGACCAATCAGATAAAGAGGTTTTTACTAGCCTCTAATCTAAGCGGGGCAACGGAGAGATACGATCAGTTTACGATAACAGAAACAAGCGGAACAGAGATACTAACAAGCGGAACGGTAACATTAACAGGCGGGGATTGGTGGTACGAGGTTTATGAGCAGACAAGTTCAAGCAACCTTTTAGAGACAGCAAGCACCAACACCGTACCGATAGAGAAGGGGATCTTTAGGGTAATTGATGACCAAGATACATACGTAGCCACAGACACGGGAGATACATACGTTACATGAAGAAACCAGCACCATTTACAACGCCTTTGGTTATTAAATTAGCCTCACATAAGCAACCCGAAGCCAAGCAGGTGACGGGTAAAGATTGGGTGTATTGGGGTGATAAGAATGATTACTTTGAGTTCTTAAAAGATATTTTTTATAAAGCCTCAAAGCATAACGCGATAGTAAACGGCAAGACCAAGTACATTGCTGGAGGAGGCTGGGGGGACGCAGGGAATACATTTGTAAACTCAGAGAATGAGAAGTTAGACAAACTGACTTGGAAATGTACCCTCGACCTAGAACTTTACGGAGGCTTTTGCATGGAGGTTATCTGGACTAACGGGGGTAAGAAAGCGGAATATAGACACGTAGACTTCGCTGCTGTTCGTACCAACGCTGACCAGACTAAGTATTACTATACTAAGGGCTGGCTGACTAAATCCGGCTCCCCACACTTCGACCCCCGGCAGAACAAAGATTGGACAGAGTACGAACCATTTGACCCTAATAACAGGGGCGAGGCTCAACTGCTTTACTATAAAAACTACTGCCCCGGCCTTGACGTATATCCCAAACCTGAGTATCAGGCATCGGTTTTATTCATTGAATTAGAATATCAGATCGCCAACTACTGGTATAACCGTGTTAAAAACGGCTTTATGCCTTCGGCTATTCTCAACTTCTACATGAGCCAACCCTCGGACGATGAGATGGATAAGTTAGAGGAAAAGATTAAAGGTAAGTTAGCCGGAACGAATAACGCAGGGCAGTTTATTATGAATTTCGCTGCTAATAAGGATTCAGCAGCCGACATACAACAGATCACTCCACCCGAATTAGGACAGGAATACGAAGCCCTTAATACGACCTTACAGACAGAGATATTCACTGGGCATGGTGTTACTTCAGGAATGTTATTTGGCATCAAGGAAGCAGGTCAATTAGGCGGTAGGACTGAATTAATAGAGGCTAATGAGTTGTTTCAGAACCGCTATGTAAACCCTAAACAAGCCATGCTTGAGCAATTCTATGCTGAGTATGTGTTCCCTTATATCGGTGTTTCAGAGGCTTATTTGAAGAAACAGGAGCCTATTGGTTATATGTTTTCTGAATCTATCATAGTTAAGTATTTACCAGAACGAGCGATAGCCGAAATGGTGGCGTTAAAGATGGGAATTGACCTAAAAGAATACCCGGAGTATGAAAAAGAAAGGGCTGAAAAGAAAGCACAGGAGCAAAAAGCGAACGTCCGATTTAAGTCCGACAGAGATAAAGCGATACTTGAACGCCTTAAAAGAAAGGGAAAAAAGAGAAAAGGTGAGGTTATTTATTCCCGTCCTGTAACATTTGAAATGTCCAAAGACCTCAAAGCAAGCGAGGAAGAGGTTAGAATGAACTTCGCAAAGCAAAAGAATCCTATTATAATCGGTGGTGGTGTTCCTTTAGGCCCTATGCCAACGATTACCGACAGCCCCACCGAAGTAATCAGTTTTGTTTACACTTACGAATGGGCCGAAGGCTTCAGCGATAGCGACATAGCCACATCCAGGGACTTCTGCGTAGAGATGCGGGAGCAGACTTTAGACGGGGTTACATGGACGCGGGAGGATATTGAGGGGGAGGATAATGGCACAGAGTTGAGTGTCTGGGAAAGTAGGGGCGGCTGGTTTAATGATAATGGGGTAGCCGTTCCACGTTGCCGCCATATTTTTATGCAAAAACTACTTAGAGAGATACAATAATGGCAACAATAGCACTACTCATATCCGCAGCACAGATGAAATCTGATTGCCCCATCGATGAAAATGTAGACGAAAAGGTAATCATTCAAGCCATCCGTTACAGCCAAGAGGAATACACGAAGAACATTCTAGGAACCGCTTTGTATGACGAAGTGAAGGCCCAGGTACTTGCCGGAACACTGACCGCATTAAACACTACCCTTCGTGATACGTACATACGCGAGGCTTTAAAGTGGTGGGTTATTTATGAAGGGCTAGAGGAACTTCATTATAAGTTCACCAACAAATCGGTGATGACTAAGAACTCCGATAACTCTAACCCGGCTTCACTTAATGACATATTAGACCTAAAGAATAAGTATAGAAATAGGGCTGAGAGAATGGATCAAAAGATGATTAACTACCTGTGCGAGAACAGCACTAGTTACCCGCTTTATCTTTTACCGGGCAATGGAGTAGACACAATCATTCCAAAGGCATCTACCTATAACACGGGTTGGTACTTAGGTAACGGAACAGACGAATATAACACACCAAGCGGAAACTGCTGTGAGTAAACTAACACATGAACAGGCTGTAAGGCTTGGTAAAATAAAGAAATGGAAAACGAGGCAAGCGGAAAAGATAGTAAAGGAGCAATTAAATGAAGAGTTATATACAGGTTTACGACAGGATAAAGGCGATAGCGAACGGACACTCGCAGATAAATAGTTTTGGAGAAGGTGATACCTGGGAGATAGCAACAAGCGGAACAACTAACTACCCGATGTTTTGGGCGGTTACACAGGGGAGTGAGATAAAGAGAGGGGAGATAGGGTACAAGTTCCAGTTCATTATAATGGACCTTGTGCAAACGGGAGAGGGAAATGAGAGAGACGTATTAAGCGACACGCATCAGATAATGGCAGACGTACTAGCAGAATTAAAAATGGGAGCATACGCAGACATAGATTTAAAGTTCAGTGATACCTTTTCACTTGCTTCTTTTACTGAGAAGTTTGACGATATGGTAAGCGGGTGGACTTGTGACTTAACGATATGGACACCTTTTAATTGGAACAGTTGTAATATTCCAGGGACATTTACAGGAGGTGGGGTATTACAGGCAGATAACGGAACACCTTTAGAAATAGATTAAATGAGAGTAAAAGATTTACCAACAACAACAGCAGGAAGTACCAGCGACTTTCTTATTAAGGATAACGCTGCTGGTACGGCTACGGAGAAGATTACTATTGCTAATCTATCTTTGTTGTTAAGCCCGTCAACCGTTAATGCAACATGGACGGATTATTCTAGTACAAGTACGATAGTGGGGTGGAGTAATCCTACCAAGATACTTAATTATGTCATATTAGGTAAGTTGATGTTTGTACAATTTTCCATAACAGGAACGAGTGACAGCACTTCGACATCTTTCACGTTACCTATCACCGCCAATGGAACACAAGCTATGTCCTATGCTGTTGTAAGGGATAATAGCAGTTTTCAAACATATCCCGGTTATGCGTCAATAGCAAACGGAGCAGCGGTAGTTAATATATACAAAGATGGGTTAGGTACTGGCTGGACAGCCTCAAACGACAAACGAACAATAGGATCTTTTTTTATAATGATTAACTAATAAAAACAAATAAAATGTCAACAGCACTTAACACAAGAGGGACAGACTCCCCAAAAGTTTACAGAGACACCGCATTTACCAATGTGGTTATAGGAGCAACAGGCTCACCAGCCGACCTAATGGGATGGAACATTATCAATAACGACACCGCTGCGGTGTATGTTAAATTTTTTGATGTAGCAAGTTCTGGCACAGTAACACTTGGAACTACATTGCCAGTAAAGGTTCTTATGGTTCCCGCACAGACTACTGTGTATATGGAATACAAGAAAGACCAGTCACAGTATTATTTCGCTTCAGGAATAGCAGCGGCAAGCGTAGCAGGGTTGGCTGACTCAAATACAACGGCTCCAGCAACGGCAACGTATATAGAAATCTATTATAAAACTTCTTAAACATGGGATATTCAGCAGTAAGTAATGGGGTGAGGGTAGCCTATACCACAACAGTAACGGGATTTTCTTCTCTTACACGACAAGTTATAGATTACACATTAGAAGGGAAAAGATGCGTTTGCTCTTTTGATATTTCGGGAACCTCCAACGCCACAGGGTTTACTTTTACACTACCATTTATAGCAGATCCATCGGTACAAATAGGGCTTTTTACGGCAATAGATAGGGGTTTTGATAATGGTTCTGGTGTTAATGCTTTTATTCGTTCAAGAGCAGCGAGTAGTAATATATGCGATGTGTTTAAAGACGCATCGGGAACAGCGTGGACGGCTTCTGGCTCTAAGGGGATAAGTGGTACTTTTGTTTATTTTATCGCCTAATGAGTTACATGGCATCCGGCACTAATTCGTCTTCTAAAGAGATTGCTTATAATTATTCTGATTTTCAATATCTTGGAAGATGGAATGATACTGGCAGCGGGATTTGGTCTGGATGGGGTGGGACACAAATAGTATTTAAAGTAAAGGGAGCCTCTTATTTTACAGTTATTGCCGATACTCTTGACCCAGATGGAACGGCCCTGGAGAATCTGGCGGTGGATATAGATAATACTTCAGTAAGTGCAACAGATTATTATTTTAGTACAGCAGGAGCAGTAACTAATGGCCTCGCATCCGTAAAGGTGCTTTTGCCTGATACGGGTGAGCATGCGGTGATAATGAAAACGAACGGGTACAACGCATATATATACGCACAAACAAGTAAGGCAACTATAAAGCAAATATTATTACCATCGGAAGGTCAGTTTATAACGTGGACACAGGGGAGTAAAATAATACAATGTGTTGGTGATAGTTGGATGGGAACTACTGGCGATTGGCCCAGATTAATGAGTACAACATCATATAAACTCTACCCTATTGCAACTGGTGGATTATCGGTGATTGATATGAACAATCAATACAATAACGATTATTCCGGCCATGCCAATACAACCGATCTAACACCTGATGCGGTCTTAATTTCTTTCGGGGTGAATGATTTATTAGGTGGGGTTACACAGCCAAACTTTGAAACCGCTTGCGGAGCATTAGTAGATAAAGTTAGGGCGAAACACGCAACAGCACCGATATACTTAATCCGCGTACCTAAAAACTTAGGTACAGGGGATGATTTTGGTAAGTACGGTACTAACATGGCAAACGTGGCAGCCGCTAAAACATTTACGCAATATATTGACACTACAAGTTTAGATGCAACAATAACATGGACAGCAGATACTTACCATTTAACAGCAGCAAGTAAACAAGCATTGGCAGACTTTGTAAAAGCGGAGTTGGTTGCCGATGGAATATCTTAACTATTACCCCTAAATGATACACCACTTCATAAGCAAACACAAAGATATACTTGAAATCGTTTTAGCGGGTTCAAGCGGAATGGGATTAATGCTCACCAACATAGAGGCTATCCTTAAAATACTTATAGGAGTTACCACCCTCGGTTATATTTGCTATAAGTGGTACTGGACACACCAAGACCGGAAGAAGAAATGAAGAAATTTAGCCTTATACGTAAATACTTTACAGAATATTCGACTATTGGGGAGTTGTTTCTCGATAATCAATTTGTCTGTTTTGTATTAGAGGATAAGGATAGAATGCTTGACAATGGGTGGGATTTAGATCGCATTACACGGGAGAAGGTACACGGGCGTACTGCAATACCAACAGGGGAATATAAGATAGAGTGGACGTTCTCGGACAGGTTTCAAAAGGCTATGCCAATACTTCTAAACGTAAAGGGCTACGCAGGGGTGAGGATTCATTCAGGGAACACCCCGGAGCATACCCTCGGCTGCCTTATCCCAGGCATGAAGATGAGTACCGATAATGTAAGCGAAAGCAAGGTAGCAACCATGAAACTATGGAATATCATTAAAATAGCAATAGACAATAAAGAGCAAATCTACATTAACATAACACGTAAACCATGAAAAAAGTATTCAAATTCGCAGGAACATTTCTAAAGGGAGCCGCAAAGTCCTTCCCCCTCGGTAACGCTATTATAAGCGGTGTAGAGGGTGCAACAGGCAAAGACATAGCAACAGGCCAACCAAAGCAAGTTAATTGGTCTGTGATAGCCGTAGAGGTTATAGCGGTGGCAGGGCTTGTGTACTTAGTGGCAAAGGGCATACTGCCAGTTGACCAGCTAATTGAGTTCTTACATTCGATTGTATAATGGCTTCACCGCTCACGACAAAGGGGGAGGTTGTCAGGGAGTATTTAGCGATGTTTCCAAAGTCCTCCAAAAAAGGAATTGCCAGGCTTTTAGTAAAAGAACATCCTTTATTATTTCATAGCATAGATCAGGCTCGTATTCTTATACGCTCGCATACGGGTACAAGCGGAAAACACGCTAAGAAATACATGAAAAATCAAATAAAGCACGAAACTAACTTTTCACGAGAGAACCCATATGGCATCCCTACAAGTTACGAATTAGTCCGTGAGCCTTTCGTACTGCCAAAGGTAGAGAATAACATCTTAATTATTTCCGATCTTCATATCCCATATCATAACATTGCAGCCCTTGAATGTGCTTTGGATTATGGGGTAAAGAATAAGGTAAACACCGTATTCATAAACGGGGATTTGCTGGACTTTCACGGCCTTTCACGTTTTTTGAAAGACCCTCGCAAAAGGAATGTAAAGGAGGAAATGGATGCCTGTATTGAGTTCTTGACCGGACTTCGAAAGACATTCCCGAAAGCCTCTATATACTACCACCACGGGAACCACGATATAAGGTATCAAATGTGGCTTATGTCCCACCCCGAAATCTTTGGTGATCCGTATTATGAATTAGAGAACAGGTTGGGGCTTAACAAACTACGCATAAGAACCGTTGATGATAAGACAATAACTAAGGCAGGGAAATTATCAATAACGCACGGCCATTATATCTTTAGGGGTGCAAGTTCTCCTGTTTCCCCGGCACGTACAATGCTGTTAAAGGCAAAGCAATCAATGGTATGCGGTCATACTCATAAGATAAGCGAGGCAACGGCTATGAACTTAGACGGGGATATTTATACCTGTTTCAGCACAGGTTCACTATGCGAACTGCTACCAGACTATACCCCTATGTGTAACGACTATTCGCACGGGTTTGCCCATGCGGTTATAAATAATGACGGAAGTTTTAGCCTAAAGAATTACAGGATTCATAAGGGTAAAATACTATGAGCCGCAAAAGGGAACGAAAAAGGAAACGCAAAAAACAAACCCTATCCGAAAGGGTTTATATTCTTGAACAGGTTGTATCCACCCTTGTAGATAACAAAGGAGTTCATGACATTCCAGGCCAATTAGTCCTAGTCAAAGAGGTACGCACCCCGATAGGCTTTAAGCAGCCTAAAAAGAAACTAACCAGTTAGTTAGTTACCATCCAGTTAGTTCGATGTAAAGAACCCAGATTAACTTCTGGAAGCGAGGGTAGCCAACCCCTCACGGATGGGGCTATTCAGGAGATAGCCTGAAAAACAGATCGTCCGTTTCAGGTTGCTGCCTTAAACTCGAGGCCAACGCAAATAGGTTGAGGTGCCGATGGCAAGAATTTCGCTAAAATACACACTTGCATTATTTACTAAAAATAAATGTTACACTTTCGTAACACCGTATTGATATATTGCGTTACATTTGTGTATCAATCAAAACAACTACTATGAATTATAAAGGCGAACTAAGGAAGAAAATAAAAAAAACCGGAAGAACATTGATATGGATTTCTTCTCAGTTGGAAATGCCAAGACAAACCTTTTGGCGTAAATGTAATTCTGATTCATTTACTAAAGAGGAAAAAAATAAAATCTCTAAACTGCTTTCTATATGAGCAACAAAACACACACACCAACTACTGACGGAACAAAATGGTGTAGCAGATGTAAAGAGTTTCACCCGATTTCTACATTCGGAAAAACCGGGGCCAAGAAGAATGGTATCGGTTATGTCTGTACGGCCCAGTTCCGTATTGATAATCAAGTGAAGAAAGCACAAACTCAGTCATCGCAAACTAAACTGGCACAACCTGATTACGACAGAGGTTTAAGTGCTACCGAACAGGCGAGGAAATTTCTCAGCCTCACCCAGCCTCACCTGAAACTCGCCAATCCATACAAGTATCAGCGGCCCGATGCTTATGATAATTATATCAGTGCCCTCGCCATCGCCAGTACCACCACTAACTCCTCTACCCTATGAACGCCCAACCCAACTACACCCAGCAACGCAATGAGTTTCGCTCCAAAGCGTTCATTAAAATCAAACATTCGCTCCAATCCTGTATTCTTCCTACTCAGTTGGAATCATGTAGGCAGATGATTGAGAACGCTGAACCAATAGTAAGCAAGGACGAAATGACAATATTGAAAGAGTACTACGCTACTGCGAAAGATTTAATCTATCCGGTTCATGCAGCGGAATGGGATGAACTTTTAACAATGTACCATAGAAATACTTGTGGGTTTAATAAGCAGTAACCTGATCTAGTACAACTATACACCAACGCCTAACACCATACGACATGACACAACTACGTAACGGTTTCGGGCTTGGCGAAGTGGCTTTTGGCGTTGGCTTGTGTGTCGGAAAGCCATTTTGCCAAACCCGTGTTATGCTTAGTATTTTTTATCATTTTTTGTGAGTGGGCTTTTACTCTGTGTTCTCTAAATTAATTACAATATGAAAAAGAAAATTCAAAAGTTACTTATCAAATGGTTTTTCAGGAAACCAATTCGCAAATATGTTGATGCCAGAATAAAAGGCAAAGACGAAGATTTTACTGGATACCTACACGAACTCTTTTACAAAGACGAAATGAGAATGGTGGGAAGCCGTGAAGGACTACAAGGTTATTATGATCTTGATATTGAAATGAACCGACAATTACAAACTGAAATACAGCAATATGTTAGAGATTAAAGAAACAACCTATAAAGGCACAAGAATACTTGTAGGCAATGAAAAACGAACCATTGTAACCGAAATGGCAAACTACCTAATTAAAAAAGGGTATCAGGAAATTTCAATTCCAATTATTCAGATGCAAGAAACCTTTGCAAATAAAGTTGGAGAGGAAAATAATAACCTGATGTTCAATTTTACCGATAGAGGCAACAGAAATGTTTGCCTTGCTCCTGAATATACTGCGGTGGTTCAGAAATTAGCAATTACACAATTCAAATTTCAAAATGATGTGAAGTTGTTTTATGTGCAGGAATGTTTCAGAGGAGAAAGCCCCCAAGCAGGAAGATACCGACAGTTTACACAATTTGGAGTTGAAATTATTAATCCGAAAAAAGATTACTTGGAAGAACTGATAACCATTGCAAGTGATTTAGTAAAATGCTTTGGTATAGACGGATTTGAAGTGAGCAGGAATGTTACAAGGGGATTGGACTACTATAAAGAAGGCAAAGGATTTGAAATTGCTTACGATAAATTAGGCAGTTCAAAACAAATTTGCGGTGGTGGTGAATACGATGGCGGAATTGGTTTTGCTATCGGAGTTGACCGATTACTCTCTGTGTTCTCTTTTGGGGAGGGAGAAAAAAAATGATAAAAAATATTGAGCATAACTAAGTACGGGTTTGGCCGGGCCGCCCCTCGTTGTTTTGGCGGTCGGCTCAAACCCCATGTTCTCCGCTGGGTGGAGACACAGGGGTGTAACCCGTACTTAGTTCCCCTCACGGACACAGGGGCGTATGCGGGGTGTTCTTTTATCCCCGCCTGTGCCTTGAGGGGAACATCTGCATTGTCGCATAAAACGTATTACGCATGGCCTATAATAAGATGAAATTAAAGACTTTTAGATTATCAGAGTCTAGCCTGGAACTACTAAATAGGGCCAAGAAAAACAATATCCCACTAAGCCGCTTTGTCCGTGAGGTGATCAGCGAGAAGTTTGAAAGGGACTATACTAAGTGGATTGAAGAACAAGCAGACAAAAACAACATACAATTACCATTTTAACTATGATGCTAACAATCGAAAACTATGCTAAACTGGCCGGGGTTTCCTCGGTCATCATCCGTAAGCGTGTACGCAGGGGTATTATGAAGGTAACTCATATAGAGGGTACTTTGCGGGGGTTCATAGACACAAAGGCATACCCCCCTAAGAAATGGGGGCCACAGAGGGCAGGTAGGCCACGTAATTAAGCGTTAAAGCCATTTGCATTATTTACTAAAAATAAATATCGCTTTCTGTATTGTGAAACAAAAATGTTTCATATATTTGCTTAATAATTAAATCAAACCACTATGAACTATAAGGCAGAATTAAGGATTAAAATTAAAAAGGCAGGGCGAACACGAAACTGGATTTCCACCCAAATGGATATGAGCAGGGTTACATTTTGGAGAAAAGTAAATTCAGATACACTAACCAAAGATGAAAAGAGTAAACTTAATAATTTACTGAAATGAAAAAAATAAATCTTACCAAAGGACAATTTTCAATAGTAGATGATGAGGATTACATCGATTTAAATAAATACAAATGGTTTGCTGTGAGGGGTACTAAAAATAATAGTTTTTATGCTGCCCGTAGTTATATGGGGAAGCATCAATATTTACATAGATATTTAATGGTCGTTAATAATAGGCTTCTTCAGGTGGATCATATTGACAAGAATGGACTCAATAATCAAAGATGTAATTTGAGGGTTTGTACCCATTCCGAGAACATGAAAAACAGAGCAAAGAAAAAAAATTCAGGTTCTAAATATTTGGGGGTTTATTTTCAAAAAGCCACTAAAGATAATAAAAGAATAACGGACAAATATATAGTAAGAATACAATATAACGGCAAAAATAGGTATATAGGAACTTTTAAAACTGAAATAGATGCGGCAAAAGCATATAATAAAGTTGCTGCTGAAGCACATGGACAATTCGCAAATTTAAACCAAATATAAACATGAAAAACACACAACGAAACTCCAGTTTTATCAAACTTTTACATTGCATCAGGTCATGTAAGAATTACTTGCAGATTAGCACACTAACGCTTCACGTTATTGACTATGCCAATAAGCATGAAGATGGCCACGATCTGCTATTAGAGTTTGAAACAAAGAAAAACAATTTGATGCCTTTAATTCAAGATGAACAACAATATAAATCTTTATACCTATGATACCAAAAGAAACACCGGAAGATGAATGCGAGTTCTGCGGGGGTACGGGCGAGGTCCAGGAATCCTGCTGCGGTATGCCTTTGAACGATTACGGAATTTGTAGTGATTGCGGGGAGCATTGCGATGCACAGGGGGATGAGTGCCACGAGTGCGGAGGAACGGGAAAAGTTGAAACAGTAACATCTAAAACAAAATAAACATGACAATCGAATTAAAAACAGAAACAAAGATTACAACATCTGGCCCCGTACAAACGTGGTGGATAAGCATTGACGGCTCCTATGTTCAAGGTTCTGTATCAACTACCTTAGAGCAGGCACAGATATATTACGACACCCTAAAAGAATCAGGTGGGAAAGCGGTACTCGAACAAACCTTAAAAAGCGAAACAATATGAAAACAGAAACAAACATATACAAGAAACTGTTAGCCTTTCAAAAACTGAATATATCAGTAAAGAAGGACGGCAAAAACCCACATTTCAAATCAGCATACGCCACACTTAACGAGGTACTGGATAAGGTTAAAAAGCCTTTAAACGATTTAGGGGTACTCATTATCTTCACCCCCGAATCCGATGGGCTTACAACGTGCCTGTATGACACGGAAAGCGATACAAAAATATGCGGGAAAATGATATACGTGGGAGCGGATAACGCACAGAAACTCCTTGCTTGTAATACCTACTTTCGCAGAGGATCGCTTGTATCTTTGCTTGGCCTGGAAGACGAAGATAATGATGGCAACGATGCTGTCCAGGCACCCGTTCGCAAAGTAGAACAGAAAGTAGAACAGGGAAAAGAGTTCGTTGAAGCCCCGATAGAAAAGATAAAGGCTTGCAGTACGGTTGCTGAATTAACTACTTTGTATAATTTCATGCCACCACAACAGCAGGCCAGCGAACACATACTAGAAGCATTTAAAAACAAATCTAAACAACTTAAAACCAAATAACCATGTTACAGTACACAGGAAAAGTAGTAAAAGTAGGGGATCCGCAAAAGGTTTCCTAAAAGTTTACAAAACGTGAACTTGTATTAACAGACGGTGCGGCATCGTACCCTCAATTTGTAGCCTTCCAGTTTACGCAGAAGAACTGCGAACTGTTGGATATTATCAACACAGGCGATGAGGTGGAGGTAACCTTCGGGCTTAAAGGCCGGGAGTACAACGGAAAGTATTTCACCAACCTTGACGGGTTCAGGATTAACAAACTGAAAGCAACGCCACAATCTTTTAAACCACAGGACGATCAATCACTCCCTTTTTAGAATGAACTACATAACCAAATACTACCAATGGCTCAAAACCTGGTACGCTGCCCACAAAGACACCCCTACTCAAACAGAGTTACAACAGGGGCCTTATAAATCAACGGTTACTAAACTGACCGATAAACAAAAGGAGGAACTTCAAAGCGAGTACCACGAAATGCGGCTAAAAATGGAAGAAAAGGGGCGAAGGGAACGGGAATGGCGGGTACGTAGGTACGAAGATAGCACGGACGCAACGGAACGCTTATGGTGAAATATCTTTCAATATTGGTGCTTAGTATCGGATGCGGGGAGATAACGCCTCCTGTGCAGCCTAATAGCCCCATATTGATAGATACTGCCTATACCTTCTGTGCTAAATGCGGAAATCAAAATCTAATATTTTACACAATAAACCCAAACAATGTACTACAATACAACAAGCGTAAGCGGAAACACCCTAAAGGTGTATCACAAAGCCGCTGAAAAACAGGACGATTTAGTCCTCAACCTATTTACGTCCAATCCTGAAAAGGAGTTCACCCCTGAATATGCCCATGAGGTTTTATTCACAGCCTCCGTTCCACTTACTTCTTTACGCAGATCGTTCAACACCCTTGAAAAAGATAGCCGGATAGAGAAAACTGGAAACATGGTTATCGGCAACTTTGGGCGGCCTGTGAACACCTACAAACTAAAAACAATTAATAATCAATTACAGATTTTATGAAACCAGAAGAATTAGACAGATTACTACGTGTAATCCAAAATGAAACAGGAGTAGGGCAGATAGAACTATCCTCTAAATCCAGGCTTAGAGAAGTAGTACAAGCCAGGTATTTGTTTTACCACTTCGCTGCAAATTACTTGTCGTGGACTGAAAAAATGATTACTTCATACCTCGGTAAAAACCGGACATTGATACACCACTTTAAGAAGATGCACATGGACTTAGCAGGATACGATAAGGATTACTCGCACCTGTATTATCGTATTCGCAAGATAATGGATATTGACCAGTTAGTAGAGGAGCCGAAAATAAGACTAACACTAGCGGAGGAAGTGAGAAGGAAACTACTAAACAGGCGTATGTTGATAGGGATGGAGTGTTGAAAACTTTCTCCGTGGTATTGAATTAATTTATATATTTGCCTTAGGAATCACGTACTATGAGTAAAAAATCTTGTCCCGAAACATCATTGCCATAGAGCCTCAAATGCTCCGTGATTCCTCTTTGATGCGTAGGGACACTTATTTTAAATGGCATACTATTTTAAACACGATGATAATGCAAGGAGGGACCCTAAAATAATCCGACTTCTTAGAATTAAGGGCATGAAGGGTTATGGCATATATTGGGCATTAGTGGAGATACTTCACGAACAAAATGGCAAACTTACATTTAAAGAAATTTCAGATATAGCCTTTGAATTAAGGGAGGATGAAAATAACATATTGTCTGTCATAAAAGAGTTTGATTTGTTCGTAATACGTGAGAATGAAATTGGTAATACGAGGGTATCGGAATCACTGGAAGAGAGGCATAGTACCAGCAAAAAGAACAGCGATGCGGTAAACAAGAGGTGGGCAAAGGAAAGGGCTAAGAATCAAATAGTTAATACGAGCGTAATACCAAACACATACGAGCGTAATACCATAATAGAAGATAAGAGAATAGAAGAGAATAGAAGAGAATACAAAGCCGCTGTTTTGAAACAAGACATTTGGATTGAAGAAGTCTGCATGAAGTTCAGGTTAAAAAAAGAGCAACTCCCTGAAATCTTAGATACCTTTATTTCCAACTGCAAAATAGCCGGAGATACTCATGAAACCGAAAGGGACTTTAAGCAGCATTTTAGAAACTGGGGCTTAAAGATGGGTAATAACCTAATACCTAAACAAGAATTTAAACCCGCTAAAATAGGCCAGGACGGGCAATACATTCGCTAATGGATTATAAAATACAATCAAAGGCAGAGGATCAGTTGTTATCGCACCTAATTGCAGATAATCAACTTTATTGGGTTCACTTCACAAAGTTGCATGATAGCCTCTTTATTGCCCACCAAACCGTTTTTAAAGCGTTTAGGGACATTATAACCACGGGAGGCAATGTAAACCTCATTTCACTAACGCAATCGCTTGGAGAGGCTTATTTCGAGCCGCTGACCAATATCATAAAATCTATAGATTATGATGTTGATACTGAAACATGGCTTAATTTACTCATAAACGAAGATAAGGCAAGGAAGTGTTCCTCAATACTTTCCAGGTTAAACGACTGTGTAACGAAAAACGAAATAGATAATTTTGAACAAATTTTACAACAGTCTATCGGTGAGTTTTCCGAAAACGTAACAGATCATAGGGACATAAAAGAACACGTTAGGGATATAATTAAGCACGTTGAAAACATACAGACAGGCCATGCGGTTACAGGGTTCCCGACAGGAATAAATGTTTACGATAAGTTTACCGGAGGTTTTCACACAACGGACTTAGTAATTATTGCCGCTGAAACCTCGCAAGGAAAAACAACCTTCGCACTAAACATAGCATACAACAACGCTATAAACGGAACTTATGCGGCTTTGTTCTCACTTGAAATGTCTATTCAGCAATTAACTGCCCGACTGTCTGCTATTGATACAAATATGTCTTCAAAAGATATACTTAGGGGAACGGTGAACCTTCCTGAAATGACCTCTAAACTTAAAGGGATATTGAACAACAGAATACTTTTAGACAATACCCGAAACTCTGCCCTTGAAAGTATCGTTTCAAAAATGAGATATTTTGTATCTAGGTTTAATTGCCGCTTATTTTTTATAGACTATCTTCAACTTATTTCATATCATAAAAAGGGAAATAGTACAGAGCAGAACTTAGCGGAAATATGCAGGGCATTAAAAAACTTTGCCAAAGAAAACGAATCAGCAGTTATACTTCTTTGTCAGTTAAACAGAGATAACACAGGAAGCACGGCTCCAAAGTTAAGTAGATTACGTGGATCTGGGCAGATAGAAGAGGCGGCAGATAGTGTTATATTTGTACAACGTCCGATGCCCTCGCAGTTTGGTGAGCCGGAAGTAGCAAAGATTATTCAACAAAAGGGGCGTAACTCTGGTACGGGAGAATTTGACCTTTCATTTGAGGGCTTTGTGCCAACATTTAGAAACCTATGAAAACAAAAATAAACAACGAGTTAGATGAGGATTTAATTATCCTTTGTGAAACTTTGGCGGCCTTTCAAAAGATGAAAACAAAAGGCTTCGATAAGATAAGTTCACAGCACCAAAGAGAGTGTAAAAAAAGATTTATAGAACAGACTAAAAAGGACATCGAATGGGTAATAAATTATAAGAAAAAATTAAACCAATAGCCCATGCAATTAACTATATTTGACGCTATGATATACCACCACCCACACAGGCCGCCTGTAAAATACGAACCATTGAACAGGCACACCATACCATCGGAGGAAATACTTAAATTCATATCCGGCCAGGTAGAACGCCTGACAGAGATATACGGGGCTACTCCCAAAGAATACCGCAGCACAAAGTCACAGCATATAAACCCTTTTCACACCAACTAACATGAAAGAACAAACAGAAATACTAATCTGCTTTATAATACTAATCTGCACCCTTGGGATTTGTGTACTAACCCTTTACAACTCCAAAGACGATGAGTAAGAAAAAACGAACTGAAGATGGCTACGGAAGAGGGAAGATAGAGTGCGAAAGGTGCAACGGATCGGGCCACGTTGGAGGCATAGCCATTTGTACAGCCTGTAAGGGCCTGGGGTATGTAAAGGTTAAAAAAAATAAAAATGTATAAAAACTCATTCCATAGTGGTAATAAGTATAAGGCTATCCGGCAAACTTATAACGGGTACAATTACCATTCAAAGATGGAGGCAGAAGTAGCCCACCGCCTTGACCTTTTGAAGAAATCAATTAACCCAAGAGAAAGGGTAAAGAGTTGGGATAGACAGTTTAAAATATCCCTGGATGTAAATGGGGTACATATAGCCAACTATTTCATAGATTTTGTAGTTGAGTTTGAGGATGGGCGTAAGGAATTTTGGGAGGTAAAAGGCATGGAAACAGATTTGTGGAAATTGAAATGGAAACTTACTAAGGCGTTATACCCTGATTATAATTTAGTACTTGTTAAATAACGGTTCACGGGCTTGCGATGTGCAGGCGAAAGAGGCACAGAATATTGATAACAGAAACAAATTGAAAACAAATAATACATAAACGCACCAGCCCTGCATATTGTCAAGCCCGATGTTAATGGCTGGGCAGGCGGGCTGTTAAAAACAAACAACAATGACAAAGGGAGAAACATTCGTAGCGCATTATCCATCAATGTTTACAGAAGATACAGAATGGTGGGCGCAAAAACTTGACGAACACTTTGTATGGAATGAAGACAAGTTAATTGACTTTGTAAATTGGTATATTAAATTAAAGAAATTGCCAGTAAATTACGAACTTGAAAACAAAACAATAATTGCAAGTTTTCTAAACGGAGACGATGTTTCTGTGTGGAAACCTAAATGTTCTTTCTGTGGCGCACCAGTTGAAGAGGAACATCATGCTTGTGAAAGGTGCTGTGTAAGGGGAACGCCTTCTGGACATAATTTTAAATTAGATTAAATGAGAATGGTATTTGGCTGTTACGCCTGCCTTGCCATTAACGGATTGCAGCCTTGCGTCAGTAGGGTTGCTTCCAAAAAAAATAATACGGCAACCTTATTGCGCAAGGGTGCTGTTAAGTGATAGTAAAAATTAGCCAAATGGAAAACATATTTATAGAGATGCTGAATGAAAGCATTGACGATTTAAGAAACGGAAAACTACCGAAAGGAAAGTTTATTGGAAAATATATGGAGCGACTAAATAAGACAGACAAGGAAAATGCTTTCAGATTCAAAAGACCGCAAGTAATTGGTGATGGTAAAGAGTCTAATAATAATTGGGTGGATTACATATTAGGATTGAATGAAGAAGAATACACACATTTTAAGCAGGCACTCAATGGCTAATTTTTATTTCACTTAACGGACGATTATTGTGGCACACGAAGTGCAAAATGTTTCATTTTGGTTTGGCATTTATCAATATGAAACATAAAAAAGTAAATGCCAAATTGCCGACAATAATATGTTAGTGGGCGAAGCGAACTGTTTGGATTTGTATTATTTGGCGGGCTGTTAAAACTAATAAACTAAAAAAATATGAAAGACCAGATTGTAGATTTTGAAACATCTAAAATGCTAAAAGAGTTAGGGGTTAATATTCCATTTCTATATTGGTGGAATCCTAATGGAGTGCTAATCGAAAAGTTTTTAGATGTGGATGCTGTTGTTGGCGTGGACGATTTACTCCTAAATCATAATTTGATTTGCGAACATTACAAAGCACCACTTTGGTCGCAGATAGAAGAATGGATTTTCGATAATTACAGAATACATTTATCAATAAATAGATGGATTACTGGTACTTTTGATTATATGGTTTACGAGAATGAAAGATGTATTACAATTTGGGATTTAGACAGACAAGCAACATTGTATTTCAAAACCCCAATAGATGCAAGAGTAGCAGGTATAAAAAATGTGGTAGAATTTTTACATCGCAATACGGCTGTTAAGGCTGTTACGCCAAATAATACAAAGCCAAATAGCCACTAACGGATTGCGTATTAAGGAAGTTTTAAAATGCCTTGCACAACCGTTTGAATTAAGCACAACAGCCAATGGCATTTTAAAATTTACTTTAATACGCTGTTATGTGTCTGGTTTAAAAAAGAAAAAAAGGGAGGGAAAAATGTTTTTAAAAAATTTTATTTTAAAATGCTTATGAGAGTATTAAATCTTTATGCCGGGATTGGTGGCAACAGAAAACTTTGGAATGACTGCGAAGTAACAGCAGTTGAATATGACCCGAAGATTGCAGAAGTATATCGTAAAAACTTTCCAAACGATACTGTAATTGTAGGCGATGCACACCAATATTTAATTGAACACATTGACGAGTTTGATTTCATTTGGGCTTCACCGCCTTGCCCCTCACATTCAAAACTGCAAACAATGATTGTAAGCAATACTCACAAAATTACTTACCCTGATATGAAACTATATCAAGAAATAATTGTGTTGCAGAACTGGCATAAAGGAAAGTTTTGTGTTGAAAATGTGATACCTTATTACGAACCTTTAATTGCTCCAACTGCAAAACTGCACCGCCATATTTATTGGGCAAATTTCAGAATAGGAAACTACGAGGTAACAGATGAAAGGAAACATACTGAAATTAAACCTACATCAACTGTTTATGGTTTTAATGTTGCTGATGAGGATTTAGATGACAAAGGCAAAACATTGAGAAATATGGTTGACCCGGATTTAGGTTTATACATATTCAACTGTGCAAGAGAAATACTAACAAGAACGAAACCCGAACAAACCTTTTTATTTTAAAATGAAATTTTTTAAAAACATTTTTAGAGCGTGGGCTTTTTTCTTTTTTAAACTTGTACATAACGCACCAGCGTATGAGAAGGAAATTTTTAACAACCAAAAAATGAAATGAAAAAATTTATTTCTTATACGCAGTGTTATGTGGGCTTTAGCCTTTACTGTTTGTTTTGTATTAAATGGGCGGCTGTTAAATGTATTAACCTATGAATGTATTATCTCTTTTCGATGGAATGTCTTGTGGACAAATTGCCTTAAACAAGGCAGGAATAGGATATGAGAATTACTTTGCGGCAGAGATTAAGAAA